GTAACGTTGCGTGTGTGAGCTTCTTTATCTTGCCTTGGCTTGTTCCGTTTGCAGAGCCTGCCTCGATGCGCATAGTGCGTAAGGTTGATGTATAGCCCAGGCCAACGTGTGCTTTAGTAACGTGCCGGGAAAGACTGATCGCGCCTGCCGAAACTGTTCTGTCGGGATGCGTTGCACCGTCTCCAAGGACAGAGACAACCTGGCCTTCTAAATGGTGTAAATTACCAAACGTATTTGCCGCCTGGGTCACAACAGACCCTGTTGCGTGAACAACCGCTGTGCCGGCAACAGCGCGGACGCACCCTGTCAGATTGTTGGTAGACTTACCTGTGTAAGAAATAATTTCTGTACCAATTTTTAAGGCACCAGAAGTTGCAAAAGTAGCCGCCGCTGCTAGCGGAACTGTAGTTGCGGTAGCTGATATCTCGGATGATAAAGTTGATGTCACACCAGCAAATGTTAGTGATGAATCAAGGAAGATGGCATCGGATACATCGCTCCCAAAATCTAATGGCGCTAAACGTTCTACAAATCTTTTTTCGATGCCGTTAACCGTTCGGCGCACAACTAGATATAGTTCATCTTCACTTAAATCGCCTGGAATGGTTGCAACCGATTCAACAATTGCATGATCGTAAGTCTGCGAAACGGCTGATCCCACTACGCCCGTAAAAGTTCCGCCCAATTTATGTAGATGCCAAGCAACTACTTGTTCTTCCCGTCGATGTGTAAGGCCTAATAATACACCGTCGCCCCGCGCTGCCCAGATGACGTTGTCTGGCTCTTGCTGAAGGGTCATATCAACGACGCCACCTTCAGTTATATGCTCTGCCAGAATGGTCATGTCCGGCGCTATAAAACCATCTACGTCAAAATTAAATACCAGTTCGCGGATCTTTCGGCGCGCACGCTGCAAGAATAAGACAGCATTGCCGCTTTGAATCGGCGTTACCTTCGCAGAGCCGTATGTTGTTTGTCTTTTAACTTGTATATTTGTTGGGGTTATCGGCTCGCCGGATGCGCTCGAACTAGCTGCAAACTCTCCGCCGGATGTTCCAACTATCAAAACTCGACCTGGCATTAAGAATCTAATTTGGTCAACAGTCTGAGCTGCAATAGTATAGCGCATTGCGTCCGCGTCATCTGGGCCGTCTTGAAATTGCTCAAACCCTCCGCTTTCGCTAAAGAACAACGTCTGAGGCTGTTCAGTTGTACCGCCAAGCACCAACCGCTCTTCGTAGAAACAAATAGTTGCTGGAAAGCCCGTTGTCTCTGAAAACGCCCCTAACGCCCATTTATCCGTTGCCTCGATTGATCCCGTGATTGTATTGCCGGAGCTCGCAGCTTCGTCAACTAGATCATCCGATGGCGAGATCAAAATTGTATCGTCTGTAATCTCGACAATTAAATAAGTACCATTATTATTTGCCGACCCCGATACCGTTATTTTTTGACCAATTTTAAAACCTTCATCAACAAACTTTTTAGCCGTGTCGATAATTCGGTCGTTATGCTCGGTTCCGGTTGAACTCGGGTCGCCTTCTTTAAATGAAATTGTGCCGGCAACATAAGTTGGAAGTAATTCAGCTCGGAGCTCGGCGTTCGTTTGAACAGTTGCAACCACTTCTGTCGTAGAGTTTCTAGACGTAATTTTAGCAGCGCCATCCAACATTTTAATTAGGCGCCCAACGTCCGTTGTTTGAAAACCTGCACCGCCGTTAATACCTGTTACTGCACTTGCCGTAATTGTTACAGAACTGGATAACCCATTGGATGTAAAAGTTGTTGCGGTTGTATTATCGTCCTGCATTGGGCCGAGCTCAAAAACAACTGCGGCTAATGTCCAATCGTCGTGATCGGCTCGGGTTAATTTTTGCGGCGGGTGGTTTTGATGTACAAGAAACATAACGTCTGCGCTTTGCGCAAAACGTATGTCAAACAACTCGGCAGTTAGATAAGGCGCTACAATAGTATAAACGCGCGCAGCGGTTCCGGCAGAGGTATATGTTGTAAACCCGGTTGAGTTTACATTTGTAGAGGTCATGTCTTTGAGAGCAAACGTATTAGTGCTGACACTTGCGACTTTAAAATTTTTACCATTAACTTCGGTCATTCCAAGAACGCCGGAAATAAAAACTTCATCGCCGTTTGAAAAACCGTGAGAGTTGGAAGTAACAACGGCTGGGTTAGCTTTTGTAATTCCAGAAATCGTTTTAGCAGTTTCTAAAATTTGCGCGCCGTCTTTAAAAAACCGGAAGTAATTATTGCCAGCCTCAATGATATATGTCTGCTCGGTATTAAACTCAAAAGGTATTATTCTAGTTGCCAGGGTGCTCGTTTTTACTTCAGAAACAAATTTAGTTCCTGACCGCCGGGTTGCACCGCCATGTGGCAAGGTCGAGAAGTTCTCGAGAACGCTGCACATACTAAAATATTTGGATAGGTCAATTCTACCGTCCAGACGTGGAGACGCTACGCCACTTGTGAAACTTGAAAATGCATATGCTGCTTTTGGCAAGTCTAAAGCCTCGCGTCCGTAAAGAATGTTGAGCTGATTTCCGAGGGAGTTCCTTCAGTTGCATCCACAAACTGAGCCGTCTTTAATTTGGATTCAAAGATATTAAATAGCTGTGCCTGCAAACTAACAGAGTTGACCAGGCTGTATGCAATTTCAAAAGATAATCTTGCCACAATAGTCTCAATTAGCAATGTGTCGTATTCATTTGCGTCTAAAACCCGTGAAATAAATTTAATACGCATTGTGCCTTCGTCACTGACGATCGAACGACCTTCAACTTCGTAGACAACTCCGTTTTCTTCGCCTTCAACCTCGAGCACGCGCAGGCAGAATGGCTCATTTGGCAGCGGGTAACTGAACGCGTATTCAAAGACAGGTGTTGTACCTTGCACCAACTCAATTCTTTTAATCAGACAATTCCAGGGGTGCGCCCGAAACACAGCATCGCGAACACCGCCAAAACGCTGGTTACAAACCCGAGCGGCTTTTGAATCCTCAGTCAAACTGATGATGTTTGATGCCCCAATATTATTTAAGGCTGCATTACAAATATCAACATCACTTGCCATGTGTTTCCCTTTTAAATGAAAGGGGGGCCGAAGCCCCCCAATCGTTTAGTCAAAAGCGTAAGTCATAACGAGTTCAATCAAACCAGCGCCGTTTGAACCAGCTAGAGAAACGGTGACAGGAAAACCATCCTTGTCAGCGTCAACAACCGTTCCAAGCCCGAGGGCTACGGTGGCAACGATCGCCACTGAAACAACTCCTGTTGAAGCTGCCGCCGCTTTAAACTCATCAACGTCAAGAGCTACCTCCGTCCCCGCTGCGTTGTTATAAACAGCGTGTCCAACAGAGATAGTTGTAGATGAACCAAGCGCCGCATGTGAAACAATACCGCTCAGAATACGAGCTCCGTTCGGCAAGTTAAACATGTGGATATCACTTTGCTCAGTAGCAGCTGTATAGCTGCCATAAGCAACGCGCACCCGTCCTCCTAGTTCGTTTGTTTTGATCATCTCGCTAGGCGAGTTTTGATCCCATTTAGTTTTTTGAACACTATAAACAGTAGCCATTTTTCAAACCTCCTTTAAGATTCGGTGCAGAGGATTGAAACAACTTTATCTTCTTCCATGCGCGTCGCTCCAACCGTCTGGCTGTAGTAGACTTGCGTGGAATAAGATTTGTCGGAACGCTCCTCAATTCTAGATTTGGCGTCTTGCCCAACTGCCAATAGCAAGCCGTCTTGAGCCCAGGCGAAACATGTTCTTGTCGTACCGGACAATGCCAACCTGTTTGTCATATGGAATTGAAAACCTAAAAAGGAATCCAGGGTTCCTTGGGCTAAAGCTTTCACAGTGTTGAAGTCTGAACTTTTTACTTCAGTCGTGTTCAACAAATCTTTTACTTGCTGAGGACTCACTGCAATATGCCGAGGGATTGACGGATCAACGTCTGCAAGATCAAGCTGTTCTTTAGCAGCTAAAAGCTTTGCAACTGTTAAGCCGGCAGAACCAGTTGCAATAATATGAGCGGCTGCGAGATCGGTAGAACCTGATCCGCTTTTGCCCGTCTTACTAGCTCCGGTTGCCGCCGTTATAATTTCCGAATCAATAGCTCGGTTCATAGCGGCAGCCGCACTTTGTGCATAAGCAGATGTTGGATCAATGATAGTCGCAACTTGGTCAGCATCATCGATTAAATCTGCAAATTCGTAAGTGTTCATACTCACAGAACGACGTGAGTGCGGCACTTCTGTTAGCGGAGTGTCGCTGTGTCGACTTACCTTGAGTACAGCTGAAACTGAAGAGACCTGGTCGAAAAATGCCTTTTCGCCAGTAACAGATTCGTTACGAACAACGCCTCGTAACATAGAGCCGCGTTGCTGAGATAGCAGCGCAACTGTTTGCCCAAACTGTTGGGAAAACGCAGTGGTAATTTGATTTGACATTGTCAAACCTCCATTTTGTTTAGGTTAAGAATTTTGCGGTGAGCTACCCAAAAAAAACGGACTCATTCCTACGTTTTCGCAACGTGAACGGCACTGCTTTAGTGCAAGCAACAGGACTTTTCAGCTACCCTGATTTTATTCCATTTCTGGAAACTTTTGTGCGTAAAGACGGCTTCGCCGCTCAACATATTCTCTGTGCTGAGGATGGGAACCGTCAAATAACGGCCCTTGCGGATTTTCAATCTCACGCAATTGATCATTTATATCGTCTGGCGAAAGTCCGCCAGAGCCTTTTGCTATGCCCTCAAAAGCATCCTCGGACACTCGTTCTTTTATAAAGCTTCCAACGTTGACCATAGCTCTAACAAAATCTGGGTTGTCTCCAAGCTTAGAACCATCAGCAAGATCAATTTCTGTAAGCTCTCCGTCGCTAAACTCTTTTAAGATTGAACTGCCTAAATTAATATTGTCCTCGTATTTGCCGCCCCATTCTTTTTTTAAAACTGCCTCGCGCTCGCTCCTGATCGAATCATAATCAGGCACATTCTCCGCGCTCTGTGCGAGAAGTTCGTTATAACTTTCTGCAAGCTTTTGAGCTTGGCTTGGGTTCAAACCGATGTCGTGAGCAGCTGTTTTATACCATGTCATTATCTCGTCGTTTGTGTTTTCGCCAAGGTCTAATTCGTAAGCGTCAGCGCTTTCTGGGCGACCAAGGCGATCGTAAACGTTGTCCCAATCTTCCGGCGAGCTGTGCTGCCCTGGTATAGCAACCTTGTCTCTGCCAATCATAGATTGTGCGTTAATGTAACTCTTCGCTAGATTGCCGACATCTTGGATCGGACTAAGCGCGCTATGGTCTCGAATGTCTTCGGGTAAACTTGATTTCCAGCTAACTTCCTCAGACGGTTGCGCTGCCGGCTCTGCCGACGCCTCCGCTACCTGTTCGTCCGCCATTTTTTAATCTCCTTGCTGTTGTTGAAGTTTTTCTTCTGACATTAAATTTAAAATATAAAGAACCACGCTTCTCTGACCTTCTCGAAAAGCCATCTCGAGAGCGTCATTAGTAAAATTACTAACATTAAAACCAGACTTATTTTTAAGCTGATCGAGAACAATCTCGCCAGCGGGTGTGTCAAAAATTTCTTTAGTTGCATCAACAAGACGCTGCCGCTCGTGCATAAGGGCGTCTTGTTCAATTTCATAGCTACTCATTTGAGATGCTTTCTTCTGCTTGAAGCACTTTTGCCATCGGAGCGGCGGCGCCCATTGATTCGGAGACTTGTTGTATTTGAGCTAACTCGGCTTGTTGCTGTTCTTGCTGGGCTCTATTTTCTCTGTCTTGAGCTACTTGGAACTCCCCCTTAGTTATACTCGCAGGGATGCTTAATGCTTTTACAACGTGCCTGATCAAACCATCAAAATCAAAGTGATCAAAAATGCCGGCGTTAATGGATGCCAGTGGCCCGAGAATCTCAAACATCCGCATAATACCGGAAATATCACTTTGACGTTGAGCCTTGGCTAATGGCGATACATATTCAATATCTACATCACCGGCAGCAACACTCTCAGGCGGCTCTGGAAACTTACCAGACCGCAATAAAATGTTATAAACCCGATCAATCATCGGAGATAAAAGCTCGGCTGTAAGGCGTCCTAAAACCGGCCCTAAAACGCGCATTTTTTCTTCTGTAAGCTGGATCACTTCAGTCGCTGTTTTTTG